AACTTGTTCTCCAAGCTGAAAACAATTCGCCTGCAACGACTCATGCCGTCTTCAAATCCTTCTTCGATATCTTCTTCACTCATCGGTGTTCTCCTTGAAGCAATCCCATTTACGCCGTTCTGCAACTTGTTCAGCAGATTCCGGCTTGCTGCTCTCATCGTTATTGGAAACCATCTGACATACCTCTCGCCTCGCCTCGTCGCGCTCCTTGCGGAGTTGTTTGATTTCATCGGCAGTATTCCTGCCACGGAGCCTGTCAAGGGCTTCTCCAGCGAGTAGATCAGGATCTTCTTCGTGCATTAGATTCTCTCCAAAATGATGATTCCCCAAAGTAGGGCGTTTCCAACGAGCAGATACAACAGTAGAAGTTTGATGCAGTATTCGGGACTGCCATCGTCTTCAAACATCCGCGTTCTCCTTGTCGAAGCAGTCCCATCCACGCTGCTTGGCATGGTCACGGGCAGAGCCGTTTCTAGGAACGCCGTAATCGTCAATGCCTAGCGTCTCTTCCTTCTCACAAGCGATACGCCTCGCCGCATCACGCTCTGCACGCAGACGCTCAATCTCGTTATCCTGTAGGTCTTGGATTTTAATGGCTGCTTCGTATAGTAGTTCAGGAATACCATCCAGTTTGGATTGTTCCCCAAACGGGGTGGATGCTTGCCTCCGTCTCAACTCATAATGCCACGACCTGAGCCTGTCAACGATATCCATTGGCGTTCTCCTTGAAGCAGTCCCATCCACGCTCTACAGATATCTCCTTTGCCATACGCACGACTTCTTCGCTGTTCCTGTGGACACGATGCGGTTGCAAACGGATGAATGCCTCATCCCTACACAACTCACGCCTCGCCTCGTCGCGCTCCTTCCGCAGCCGCTCGATCTCGTCGGCGGCGATTAGAAGATCATCTTCACAAAACCATCCGGGTGCACGAAGCCGCTCCACGATGTCGGTGTCAGACATTGGCGCTCTCCTTGTTCAATGCTCCTGCGACATCGCAGATGCCGTCACAGATGTCGTTCAGCGATTCCTTGATCTGTGCTGCGCTGACAACTCCTGCTTCCACATGATCCCGCAGTTCTTCGACTTTGCACATCAGGAAATGAAGGGAGTCCAGGGATTTGTTGATAGAACACGGCTTGGCGGAAGTCTTCTTCGTCTTGGTCTTACCCATTGGTGTTATCCTTCTCTGCCAGCGCAGAGTAGAGAACACTCTCACAGAATCTACGAAACTCTTCTGGGTGATCACCGATATACTTGTGCTTGTTCTGTTCGTGCCAAATATCCGTGAGAACATTGTTGAGAGCAAGGGCAACAATGGTTATGGTTGGAGTGGTTAGGGGTTCTGCTCTAACAGTTAGTTTTGGTTCAGTCATTGCTGTCCTCCTTGAAGCAATCCCATCCCTTGCGCTTTGCCCACTCTTTGGGAGAGCGACCATAGCCTTCCTCATGCAGCATCTCGCAGATTCGCCGCCTTGCCTCGTCGCGCTCCTTCCGCAACTGCTCAATCTCTGAAACGGCATTCTTCAGGGCACGAATCAAACGAAAAGTATTCGTACCGCCAGTATAAATGATGTCTTTCAGAGTGTTCACACAGGAACGATTCTTCTTGGTCTTGCTAGTCTTCTTGGTCTTGCTAGTCTTCTTGGTCTTAGTCATTGGTTTTCTCCATCCAATCAGCAACATTATTGAGTTGCATGGCCATCTTACGCAGCATCTCAGCATTCTTAAAGTGCAGGAAGATGCTCAGATTGCCGCCATTGTCATCATTGCCCTCCTCAAAGAGGTTAATCGTTCCCTCACGGATGCCCGTGCCGTAGCCGCAACTACCACCGATTCCAACCTCTCCACGGTCATTGTTAGAGAAGTAGACATACGGGTATTTGCTCTTTGGGTCGAACGTGGTGTTGTTCTTGTTGTTGGTCTTGGTCATGATTTTGGTCTTGGTCTTGGTCTTGGTCTTGGTCTTGGTCTTGGTCTTGGTCTTGGTCATTGTCAATCTCCTTTGGGTGAATGGTACTCTTGAAAGCTACACCTGTCAAGGGGGTGTACACTACTTTTCACGTTTTTACGCTTGGATTGGGCGTCTGGACAGTTTCTGCGACTGGCTTCATGCGTTGATTAATCTTTTGTCGCACTTCAGCAAGCGAGATGGGGGCGAATCCAATCCTCTCTACGCACACGGAGAAGTATCGCGGATCTTCAGTCATGGACGGGCGCATGAGTTCGTCAGGCGAGCCATCGGATTCTTCCATCACCGCTTCCGCATGGAGGTGGGCATGTATGTTGATCCAGTACTTCGACTTCTTGTACCTGTAGAGTGAACCAGGGTGGATCGGAATGTGCGAAAGGATCTCGTCGGCAAGCTGATGCGTTGCACGGATGTCACGAAAATACTTCAGGTACACGGAGGCGTCCATGTCATCGTGATTTCCCTTGATGAGTATCTTTGAGCCGTGAAGGGATGAAAGGATTGCGATGTCCTTCGGGGAGAACGCAACATCGCCAAGAACGTACACCTTGTCTCCCGGTTTCACCCGCGAGTTCCAAGCGTCCACCATGTACGCATCGCCCTCGGCTGCGCTAGAGAAAGGCCTTACCTTCTCTCCGTTATGGCGCATGAACTTGTACATCGCTTCATGCCCGAAGTGAGTGCAGCCGATCAACCAAGTTTCATTGTCACTCATCGGATTTCCCTTTCAGTCTCATCGCAAAAAACAAATGCTGTTGGCAGAATCGCTGAAAATCAGCGGCATAGTCTTCCGGTTCGTGGTAGGGGTTTTCCTTGTTCCACATCTCCGTGAGGACATTTGTCAGTGCTTCATTGACCATTTCCTTGGCAGTCTTGGTTGCAACGGGCACAGTTTTCTCAATGGCGGTTGCTGTTGATTTCGACTTTCGCTTAACCATCTTTATGTTCTGCCATCAAGGGTGATTGAACAGACCGCTAGAGCTTCCGCTAGTGCTATTGGTGAAGCCGTTGTAAATCTGCGCTCCGTTGCCATCATCGCGCCTTGGCCTATCGGACTGTCGTGGCTTTTGCTGATTGTTATCACGCATGGGAGGACGCCAGTCTTGATGTGACTGTGCACTTTGACTCTGACGATACCCCTTTCTGTACGGTCCCCTACTGCAAGCAGCAGCAGTCAAAGACGCTGCCATTCCCACAATCAGGAAAGGAATTGCAAGATCGTGAAGCAGTTTGCTGCGATTGAGACCCCTGCGCTGTTGAGGTGTCATTCGGTTCGTGTCGTAATCAGCGGGCATTGGTGTTCTCCTTGTAGCAGTCCCAACCCATCTTTTCGGCAAACTCTCTTGGGTATAGGTCCGCAGACTCTGCCGTTGACTCACAGATTTCCCGCCTTGCCTCGTCACGCTCCTTACGAAGCCGATCAATCACATCGGCGGCTGCGTTGCGAATATGCGGCTCAAGTTCTGTTGGCTGACGGAGCATGGTTACGATAAATGAATCAGTCATTGGTGTTCTCCTTGTAGTTGATATAGTTCTTGTAACAGTCCCATCCGAAACGCAACCGTTCCATCTCCTCGGTGACAGCCTCCAAGTTGGATCGCAGGCACTCAATCAGGTGAGTTCCCTCCGTGTTGGTGCTGCTCAAGCCACGGGTGGCTTCAAGAATCTCGTTGGTCTTCTGTGCATAGTTGCCACGGCTAAATTCAAACATTGGTGTCCTCATTTGCGTATTCCTCTCCGTACAGGATGACATTTGCCGCCGTCCAGTTCTCGCAGAACTTGCACGAACCAAGATCCGGTCGGTGGTCGAAGCCGCAATCATGCCTCGGGTTCTTGTCGAGCGGCGTGGTTTCGTAGATGTGTTCAACCATCGCATGAAGCAGGCGAGTCGCTACGTCTCGTTCCTTCCTCGCTGCGTTCAGGGAGTGGATGAGTTCGTTCTTGTCGGTATCAGTCATTGGTGTTTTCCTTGTTGATGTTGTTGTGGAGAGCGTCATGGATCAACTGAATGTTGATTCTGATGCCGTCAAGCCTGTCGTAGATTTCCTCTGCTGAAACCTGACCCTCCACTACATCAATTGCAAGCATATCCATTTTTTCAGTCATTCTTGACAGACGATTGAGCAATTTGACATTGTTTGGGGTAGAAATTTTCTTGGTCTTGGTCTTGGTCTTGGTAGCCATAATTAGTCCTTTCAATCTCTCTTTCTTGTTGTTGCTCCCACACCATGTGGCTGCATTGTATACACCGTCTGTGATCACTACAATAAACAGTAAAACCAATGGGGATTATAGCAAATGCTGTAGATGAGTTTACTTTTTTTTCCTTTAGCCATAGTGTTCTCCGTAAGAGCGTAATGAATCTGCTCAATGTTGTTTACGGTTGGGGTGGTATCAGTCATCGGTGTGTCTCCTTTTGGTGTCTTTGTGGACTTGTTACTTTTGCGACTTGTTTCAACAACGCAACGCCCAACACAAGCGCAGCAAGAACCGCAAAGATCACAATGACAGTTGACCCTCCCGATTTCTTTCCGTACTTCATATTGCGTCCCCAACCTCCGTACTTCGTGTGTGGCATTAGGCGTTCTCCTTGAAGCAGTCCCATCCACGCCGATCCGCAACCTGATTTGCCGTGCATGGTGGTGACGGAGAAGGACGGTATGCCTCATCCCTGCACACCTCACGCCTTGCCTCGTCACGCTCCCTCCGCAACTGCTCCACCAATTCGGGAAGGTCATGCCACGAATGCAGGCAGTCGGGAGGTGCATAGCCACCATGTAGGGCGTTTGCCGTTGCGGTCAGGATGGCACCCGTTCTCTCTATCAACGCATGGGTATCCTCCTGTTCTTCCCGCAACCGCTCAATCTCCTTGATGGCTTCGTCAATCTGCCTTTCAAGTTCTGCATTGTCCTTGATCAATCGGTTGTACTTTTCCTTGTAAATATCAGCCAGTTCTACAAGCGATTGTTTGTCAAGCATTGTTGTTCTCCTTGAACAAGTTGTGGATGGCTTCCAGATGCCCGTTGCTGTCCGCGCCATGTTCGATTCGGCAGTCGATCTCGTTGAGGATGCGTCCCGTTTGCAGCCTCGCCTCGTCGCGCTCTTCCATCATGCGGCGCATTTCATTGCAGATGCATGAGTAGTCGCGGTGCAGACGCTCAATCTCCTTGATGGCGCATTCGATGTAGTACGCAGCAGTAGCAGGGGCATCGAAGGTGTATGCACCTCTCTCCCTAATGGTTGCGGCGATCTGCTGAAGGCGGGGGATGGGGTCGAACTTGGGGGTGGTGTCAGTCATCGGTGTGTAAAATTTCTTGTAATTTCTTTCGGCGGCTATCTCGCAGTCCTTGCACATATCGGTGACGGAGGGGGAGATGATGGTGTCGCAGGAGCGGCAGTTGCAGGGGTAGTCGGAGGAGGTGGTGTCAGTCATTGGTGTTCTCCTTGAAGCAGTCCCATCCGCAAAGGCGAGCATGATTGCGCTGCATCTCTTTATCGGTGTAAAGAGTCACACACACCATTCGCCTCGCCTCATCACGCTGCTTTCTGAGTTCCAAGACTTCCTTGAACAAAACTTCTGATGGCGGAAATGTATCACCGTGATCATTGTCACCCACAAAATCAAGCATTGGCGTTCTCCTTGAAGCAGTCCCATCCCATATCTTTGGCAATCTGTTTTGGTGTTTTTCTCAAATGCACAACATATGTTGCCGTAACATTCGACATTGTATTGCAATACAAACGCCTTGCCTCGTTCAGTTCCTTCCGCAACCGTTCAATCTCCTCGGCGGCTGCGATATAAGTGTCTTTGTAGTTGAATGCTGCGTTTCTTCGCAAGTATTCAACGATGTCTGTATTGTCATCCATCGGTGTTCTCTTTTTTATCCAAAATATTTCTTGCAGCATCTCCCCACTCGTTTATGCGATCCACCAAATCAGTAAACTTTATGATGGCTGCTGGACGAGTAGACAGAACAGAAACATCGTGAGCAATCGTTTCAACAAACGCTATTGCCTCATCCCTCTCCCGCTGCAATCGCATAATCTCCGCATACGCCTCACCAATGTCCCGTAGAACATCCGCAGGGAGATCGGTGCGCTTGGTATGGCAGCGTAGGCGATATTTTAGATCCTTGTAGTTCATGTCAGTCTAAAAAAAGCTTTCCAAGCAAGCGCTTTGCTCGCTGAGTCTTGCGGATCTCCCTGTACTCATTCGTGTTGCGAACGGAACTGGGGAATTCGGACGACTTGATCCAGTAGAACTTATTCGCAACGTAAAGATACTGCTTGTGGGTCAAGTTTAAAGCACGAGGAATGACAGCAACGCCATCGTCCGTGCTGAAAACCCTGCCTAGATCATTTATACCCATGACATCGCCACCAAACAGATTAACGAAGCGATTGACTGAGCAGTAAGATTTCAACCCATAGTTCACGACATAAAGCTTGTTGTCTTCCGTCAGGATGTGCGCGTATGAAAGCCTGTCTCCAGAAGAATGCTTGTTCTTGAAGAAAGACTTAATCCTATTCACTGGAGTAGAAGTTTTTCCGTCAAAGATAACGACATCCCCGTTCTTCTTCTCAAGAATGGCGTGTTCCCTACACATGAGTATGTTCGTGAATGACCCTGGCTCATCAATAACAAAGCGAGACTTTTCTTCACCATCCTCTTCGATGTTGATGCAGACAACGCTGCCGTCATCGGTCAAGCAAGCAATAAAATTGTTCTTTTCCGTGTCTCCGTTGCACACAACCTTCTTGGCTCCATCGACCTTCAGGGTGTGAATGCCAAAGACGTTACCCTTCCACGTATGGATGTTGCCTTCATTATCAAGACCGCATCCTTCGTCACTATCCCAACGGAAACAAAACTTCCAGTCTGCACTGCGATACCTGAAAACGAATTTACTGTAGTCTTTCCGTGACTCACCAAGCGCCTTCAGACGACTATCATCATAGAAAGAATCTTCTTCATTTTGTTCAACCATGATATAGCGCATGATGTCGATGCGCTTCTTGAGAAGTTCATTCTCAGCGATGAGTTGTTCGATGTTTTTGCTCATTTTTATCCTTCAAACTTTCCGTCAATTGAATGCTGAATCTTGCAGTCTTTTAACACAGAAATGAAATGCTCTATGATTTTTGTCTTGCGAATTGCGCCTTGGCACCTGAACTCCAAACTAATGCCGCTGTTGCTCTTGTGAAATCCACGACTTGTTTCACGAAGATAGCAATGCAGCTTGGAAAACGCTTCGTGAAGCAAGCTTTCCTTGCTTGCGTCTACGACAACCCTGAAAGAAAAAATACCGAAAGGAAGTCTTTTTCCTTCATGCGGGACAGTCTTGACTTTTACTTTGGCTTCCTTCATGTTTTCGTCACTTATCTTCAGGCTCATAGTGGGGAAGAACCCCCTCAATCATCTTGTTCACTGCTTCAAGAAGTTCATGCAAGTCATAGTTTCTGCCGCTTTTTCCTACCAGCACCCATCCTTTGTTTGCCCCCATGGAAATATCTAACGAAGCACGGAGCAAGTCGGATTGAGTGGAGATGGCTGTAATCGAATCTGTGCTTTCCATGATTGTATCATACACCAAGACGGGTCTGAGTGGTAGTGAAAGCGAATGTTTTTCTCAAACTTTTTTTAGGCGCCCAGAGTAAATTCGCTGTTCCCAAAATCGCCCTTTTTATAGGACACGGGTTCGTATTCACTCACATCAAAGTTAATCCGGTTACGAGGCATGTCCGTGACCATGTAGACATCAAGCATCATCTTCTGCTCATCATCCAATTCAGAAAAAACTTCTCGGTTTGTCAAGCTTGTTTTTGTGACCTGAATGGGTCCATCCATAGACAAGAAGTGAGCTGAAAAAAGCATCAAATCCATCTTGCCAACCAGAGGATGATCTTCGGGAACATTTTCCATGCTTCCGTAGGAATCGACAATTTCGTTCAAAAGGAATGCTTTTGCTTCGTTCGCCTTCTTGACATCCATTTGTGCATCAACCTTGGAAATCGCCATTTCGATATCCCTGATGGCTTCCTTGCGGAAAAAGCACGACCAAGCGGTTGAAGTAAAAGTGACAATGATAGGCTGGTCATCGTACTGACGGCCAACCTCGTAAGCGATCTCTGAAGACGCCTCAAAGAACTTTTCCTTATCCTCCACGCTTTCAATCTTCACCGGAGAAATGAAAGCCACACCCCCACTGTAGTAGCAAGCGGCATGACAAGGCATGTCACTATTGTTCTCTCTCTTGTAGGAACGCATGGCGGCGAAAGCACGATTGGAAAGAATGTCAATCAGTTCTTTGACGCCCGCCTTTTCCTCCCTGCGCTCCATCCAGTCAGAGATTTTGTCACCGTCAACCATTCCTTCAAGAGGACTGGTGGTCACTTCGATTCCGAACGGCTCTTCGTTTTCAGTGCTCATGTTGTTCTCCTAGCAATGCTTCCAGAGATTTTTGCTAATGATGTCTCTCACGGTGCTTTCGCACACCCCGTACTCCAAGGCAAGCATGGAAACTTTCTTGCCTCCAGCCCTTTCATCTCTCATCTTTTGAACAAGTTTTTCATTCAAAACAGCTCTGCCGTTTTTCTCCCCAGCACCAATAGGGAAAACGGTTGGGAACCTTCGCTCTCTCCAAGTCTGCCTGTTCACAAGCACAAGATGACTGGGATTAATGCAAAGGCGATTGCCGCAAGACGGCATCACAACTCCTTTTGCGTGTGGCATACCGGCACACATAAGGGCGATGCGACGAACATCCCTTGGCATGCCCATAAACTTCTGCACACCGTATCCACAGGTCTTGTGGACATATCCGTTCCACACAATGCAACCATTTGGTTGAACAGAAGACTTTTGGGCAAGAAGTTCCCTGCCACGCACAAGCCATTCAGATGAAGTGTATGCTCTACTCATGGCTTGGGCAATGAAACGATGCTGCTGAAATAACTTCTTGGGATTTTTTGCTCAGGGTGAGACTCTGTTGGCTCAGACCCTAGAACACACACGACTTCCTTTTCGTTCTGCGACTTGACCCACATGGGGATCATTACTGTTCCTCCAGTAATGTGCATCGCAGGCAAGATTAATTTTGCAAAATTTCCATCCATGGTGCCAACGGAAAAACTGTACCCCTTGGCGGTCATGCGCTTGAAGACTGTCTCAATGCTCATGCACGGAAGGTAGTGCAGGAGAACGGGTCTGTCAAGGGGTGTATGGTACTTTTTTGTAGATTACACAAGGGCGCAAGAGGCACAGTAGGCATTCATGGCGATTGCGCTGGCAGACCCCACATTAATACTCCTCACAGACCCGTACTGAGGAATGTAGAGGACATGATCGCACATCTCAAGAACTTCTGTCGGGATGCCTATTTGCTCCTGACCGAAAATCATCACATAGTAAACTGAGGGGTCAAATGAAAAATCATTGATGTTTTCCGAATGACCCACATTGTCTATTCCGATGATTTGGACTCTTTCGACATCATGTACTCCCCCCAGTGAGCAAAAATAAGAAGAAAGATCGTCAACAGATTTAACATGACGAAAATTGGTGTAGTGATGCGTTCCAACAGTCCCACGCCTATCGTACTTTTTGTTGCCATAAATTATGACTTCTTTCGCAAGAAACGCATTAGCGTTGCGAATAACGGTTGCAATATTAAAATCGTTCCCAATATTGCAGCACACAACTGAATAGTTAAAACGCTTATCATCAAGATCAGCTCTAATAGCGTCGTCGTTCCAGTATGCATAGTGATCTATTATGTTACGAGTTTCCATTGTACTTTGAGTAACAGTGCTTCAAAAATGATTAGCAATCCAACTAATCGTTGCGATCAATATTAAAACAATCATCATAGCCAAGAAGCCGTCTATCACCAAATCTGTAATAGACATCACCATTTCAAATGGTTTTATTTTTCGAGCTATTGCTAGCTGCTTGATGTATTTCATGAACTAATATCAAGCCTTACGCAAAATCTTCTCAAGCTCGTATATAAATATTGCGTGCTTTGAAGTAGTAAAAATATGATTCGGAGCATTTTCCAACTTATTCAGTGCTTCACGAATAATAGCTCTTAACTCTTCTGCATTCATTTCTTTTTTTGTTGTCATTTCTGTGCTGTTCATGTGTTTCTCCTTTTGAGATTACTTTTCTTCATTACCGTTTTTTTCAAATTCCTTAAACATGTAATAAGCCTGTTCTTCACTCCATCCATTTGGGACTCCTCCGTGAACAATCCACTGCTGCCATAGACCAAAAACGCTTGGAGGGATTTCCTCTGTTGGAAAGTTGGCTATAAACTGTGAGGCGATGTCTTGCATTTTTTGATTCCTTTCTGGGACAATTGAGTTGTGTATCTCTAAATATCCACACATCATGCCTATGCTATACGAATCCAGTCCAAAATCAAAAATATCGTACAAAACACCCCGGTAGGATTTTCCTTCAATGAAATCGCCTTTGTGTATCCTTGAACACACTGAGTAAAAAGCCTTCAACTTGTCATCATATGACAGATTGTTCCACCAAGCATCTGCATTAGCAGTATATTGAGATTTGCTCTGCTCCTGCAGTTCTCCCATTTCAGACAGTGCCTTAGAGAGGCTATTATTCTTTTTTTCTTTATCACTGTCCATGTGACATATCTTTTACATAAAGTGGTAATTTTAATTTTTCTATGCACTCAATCATGTGCTTAGTCCCCCTAGACTTTCCATCCCACACCGCTATTAACGCGTCGCACTTC